TCCTTGAATGAAATCCTCAATGACCGGGTATCCATCCTCTTTGAATCGGTCAATGATATCAGATGTAATGCTGTCATCCTTGAGGCGGGCCGTTGTGTACTCTAGGTCCTTCCTGCCTAACTTAATAGCATCATGAAAATTCTTAAATTTGTTTTGAAGACTCATACTTACCCCGCATTTGTTGTGAACAAAATTTGATCTGGGGGCGCTTCGCTTGATTTCAAGTGCAAAAGTAAAAAATAAGTTAGTTCTTATTGACGTAAGTGGGAGTGTGTAGATTTTGAGCTATTGACCTGCTCCCCATTAATGAAAACAGCGTAATGTTTGTAATGTCAGCTTCTGGCACAGAGCTGCCTGTCAGTTTGGCTCTGTGCCGTAGCCGTGTCAGGTCAAGTTGCGACTAATACACCTAAATTGGCGGCTGCGGTGTTATTCGTCTTCGTTGTCCAGGCTGTATTTTTTAAACCGGATGACCTCAATGCCAAGCCAGTCATTAACCTCTTTGATGCGCTCCTGGAGCGGTGTCAACTCGTTACGCACAAAGACCTTGGCCGCCTTCTCGACGTCGCCCGTTGACCCGACGTTTTCCGGCTTACCCCCCATCAGTTGATAGGGGATACGGTGGGCGTCCATCAGGTCAGCCGCGCTGACTTTCTTGATGTTAAAAAAATCGTCTTTGGTAGCCACTTCACTGAGCGGCACGATTTTAATACCGTCGGGCTTTCCGTTCGGCGCATAGAAAAACAGGTTCTTAAAATTCCCCAATCCCTTTGAGTGACTCATCGCCTCGCGTAGCGCATCGACGTCGGTGGTGCTCTGGGCTGCGTCTGTCACATACATGATGTAACCGGCGTGCGCGCCGTTCTGGTAATACTTGCGGCGGAACAGCGTGGCGGACTCGTTCAGCCATGCTGAATTAAGCGCGCTCAGGTATTCAGGCATCCCGTAAAGCTCCTGGTTAATATCCGGCTCCAGCAGGTGAAACACGCTATCGGGGGCGAAGCTGTGCGGCTCGGTAAAGGATTGCACAAACCAGTAAACACCACGCTCCACGCCGCGTCGGGTGTATTTGGCCGGGGAGGTGGCAAGCTTCATCAGCTTGCCGCTGATGCTTAAACGCTGCTCTAAAAAAGCGTTCCCAAAGACCAGATGGTCAAGCGCAAAGCGGCTAAAATCCTGCTGAGATAGCAGCGGGTGCGGGATGTAGGTGCTGGCCAAGATGTTGCGCTTAACGTAAATCGGTGAGCTGTGATGTACTGCAGCGCGAAAGGTTTTCGCCAGTCCGGAAAAACTGATTGGCGGTTCTATCCATTTGCCGTTACCGACGCACTCGGTGTAATCCAAAATGTCACGGCGATCCAATACCGCTGACGGCTCGCCAAAGGTGAACGCCTGCGTAGCCTGTGCTGGCTGCGCGCTGGTTGTGGTGGCCTTTTTGTTGCGGCGGTTGCGCTTATTCATCGGTTGAACTCCAGGATAGATTTAGACGGCTGACCATTGGCGGCGGTGAGCGGTTCGTTTAACAGGGCGTGCATGGTCGCCCACGCAACGTCGGCGTGGCTGGCTTCTTCACTGCGACTGGCGTCATAAGTGGCACTGCGCCCGCTGGCGGTCATGGTTTTGCGGATGGCCATAAACGATTTGGTGATGTCGGTGTGGGCGATGTCGTATTCCAGACGGCCACTGCCAATCGTGTCTTTGGCTTTCAGCACCATGGCGGTCTTAACCTCCGGGCTATAGCGGATTTCCCGCGCTGCCGGGTAGAAGGCGCGTACAAGCTGAAATACACCCTGACCGATGCCGGTGGCGTCGATACCGATATACTCCACGCGGTACTTTTCTGTTAGCGCTTTGATGGCCTCGGCCTGGGCGGCAAAGTCCATGCCTTTCCACTGGTGGTGCTCCAGGATGCGGAATTTACCGCCCACGGCCATCGGAGGAGCCAGCACCACACACCCTGCGCTGTCGCCGGTGTGCGCAGGGTCATAGCCGACCCATACCGGGCGATCACCGAAGGGCCGGGCCGCATACGGGTTAACGTCCGTCCATTCCTCCAGGCTATCGACCATACAGCCCTGCAATTCCTCAAACGGGAACACCGAGGCTTTATCGTCAACGAATTCGCACATAAACAGATTGCGGAAATCATCGGCGCTGTTTTCGCGCTTAAGCGTGTCCAGGTCAAACAGATCGCAGCCCCCGGCGAGCGCATCCTCAATGGTGACAATTTGCCGCCATTGGCCATCATCACAGAGTTTTCCAGCGGCTAGCGCGTTGTGGCTGATATCGATCTCCACATGCTCTTTGGTGCTTTTGCGCCCCTTGTTGAACAGTTCGCCAGACCAGAACGGGAACGCTCCATGCGCGAGGGTGGACGGGGTGGAAAAGTAGGTTGACCGCAGGTGCTTCTGTGAGGCCATGCCGGAGGCCACTTTGCGCAGCTTTTGGAAGTTGGGGATCCAAAAGATTTCATCGACCAACAGGTCGCCGTTATGGCTCTGTGCGGTGTTGGAGTTGGTGCCAAGGAAAATCAGCTTCGCGCCGTTGTTACCGAGCACAATCGGGTCGCCGGTCAGCTCAACGTCAACCTGGTGAGCAAATTGAATAATGTATTCACGGAACACATACGCCTGGGTTTTACTGGCTGAGAGGAATACTTGATTGTGACCGGTTTTCAGGGCGTGCAGCAGCGACTCGCGAGCAAAATAAAACGTCGCGCCAATCTGACGCGATTTCAGGATGTTGCGGATACGGTGCGCCAGCCCGGCTTTGTGCCAGCCGAGCTGATACTCGAATGAATCATCAAAAAATACCTGCTCCAGCTTGGCAATCGCCTCCTCGCTGAAATAGTTCTTTTTCGGCTTCTTGCGCTCCCCTTTGTTACGGTTGGCTACGTTGGGATTGAGGTCGACCTCGTTGCCGGTGGTCATGTAACGATTAACCCGTGCTAACCGCTCAATCTGGCGGCCTAATAGGTCAATCTCTTTGTAATCGCTGCCCTCTTTTTTGCCCTTCAAAATAAGCTGAATAATCCGCGCTTCCAGGCTGGCTTCGACGCGGGAAATCGGCGCAATCGCGTCCCATTTTTCGCGCTGTTTCCAGCTCTGCACGGTGGGTGCCTTTTGGTTGAGCATTTCGGCAATCTGCTTGACGGAAAACCCTTGCCAGTAGAGTAAGGACGCCTGTCGTCGCGGGTCGAGCAGGAGTGTGGTGTCGGTCTGAATGTGCATGCTGTGCCCTCGTGGTGGTGACGAGGGCAAGGCTACGCAACCGGCACCGGCGGCGCGCTAAGGTGCTGTTGTGTCAGGGGTAGTCCGTCGGCCATTGCTGGTCGCGTGAGTGTTTGACCGGGAAACTAGCCCCGACATAACACTCCTATCAGGACAAATGACCATGGCAAAAAAAGTATCAAAGTGGTTTCGCGTTGGCGTCGAGGGTGACACCTGCGATGGCCGAGTAATTGACGGTAATGATATCCAGCAAATGGGCGAGAGCTTTGACCCGCGTGTCTATGGCTGCCGCATCAATTTGGAACACATCAAAGGGCTATTTCCCAACGGCGATTTCAAGCGCCTAGGTGATGTGGTCGAGCTGAAGGCCGAGCAGATTGACGACGATTCAATCCTCAATGGCAAGTGGGCGCTGTTCGCCAAGTTGACCCCTACCGACGACTTGGCCGCCATGGTGAAGGCGGGCCAGAAGGTTTACACCTCCATGGAGATCCGCCCGAACTTTGCCAACACCGGCAAGTGCTATCTCGTTGGCCTCGCGGTGACTGATGACCCGGCCAGCCTGGGCACGGAATACCTTGAATTCTGCTCTCGCGCTAAAACCAACCCGCTCGCGGGCCGTAAGGCCGAGCCGGGCGACCTGTTCTCAGTGGCCACGCTGGTCGAACTGGAGTTCGAAGAAGTGCCCGATACCCTCCTGTCCAGCTTGAGCGAAAAGGTAAAAGCCATGTTCAGCCGCAAGCAGGAGAGCGATGACGCGCGTTTTAGCGATGTGCATGAGGCCGTCACGGCGGTGGTGGAGCAGGTACAGGCCAGCGGCGAAAGCACCGCACAGCGTTTTACCGAGCTGGAGCAGGAAATTGCCGGGCTGAAAACCGCAGCAAAAGACAGCCAACAGCAGTTTGCCGAGCTGAAAACCACGCTCGACAACACCGAGAGTTTTAGTCAGCCGGGCCGCCCGGCGGCAACCGGTGGCGATGGTGGAGATAGCCTGCTGACCAACTGCTAACCGACTGACCGGGGAGTAGTACGCCCCCTGTTACCACCCCGTTTATTGACTAGGAAACCCTAATGAAAAAAGAGACCCGCTTTAAATTTAACGCTTATCTGACGCAGGTTGCGAAGCTCAACGGCATCGACGTCGGTGATATCTCCAACAAGTTCAGCGTGGAGCCGTCGGTCACGCAAACCCTGATGAATACCGTGCAGGAGACCTCTGATTTCCTGACCCGCATCAATATGGTGCCGGTGGATGAGCTGAAAGGGGAAAAGGTCGGCGTTGGTGTAAATGGCTCCATTGCCAGCACCACCGACACCGACGGCGGCGCAGAGCGCCAGACCGCTGACTTCACTGCACTGGAGTCGAAAGGCTATGAGTGCCATCAGGTCAACTTTGATTTCCATCTGCGTTATAAGCAGCTCGACCTCTGGGCGCGCTATCAGGATTTCCAGTTGCGTATCCGTAACGCCATCGTGAAGCGTCAGGCGTTGGATTTCATTATGGCCGGGTTCAACGGCGTTAAGCGTGCGGCAACGTCGAACCGCAAACTGTACCCGCTACTGGAGGATTTAGCGGTCGGCTGGCTGCAAAAGTATCGCGATGAAGCGCCAACCCGCGTAATGAGCAAAGTCACCAACGAGGAGGGGGAGGTGATTTCCAATACCATCCGCATCGGTAAAGGGGGTGACTATGCCAACCTGGATGCGCTGGTGATGGACTCTACCAACAACCTGATTGCACCGTGGCATCAAGAGTCACCTGACTTGGTGGTCATCTGTGGCCGCAAGCTGCTGGCGGACAAGTATTTTCCGATTGTTAACCAGGAGCAGGCGAATACCGAGGCGATGGCCGCCGACGTGATTGTCAGCCAGAAGCGCATCGGTAACCTGCCAGCCGTGCGCGTGCCGTTCTTCCCGGCCAACGCCATCATGGTCACCAGCCTGGAAAACCTCTCTATCTACTTCATGGATGAGAGCCACCGCCGTCACATGGAAGAAAACGCCAAGCGTGACCGTGTGGAAAACTACGAGTCGATGAACATCGACTATGTGGTTGAGGATTACGCCTTCGGTTGCCTGATTGAAAATATCGAGTTGCTGGCCAAGACAACCGAAACCAACCCGGACGCGGTTAAAGCGTTGGCGGGGGAGTTGGTGAAGGAAATGAAGGAGATCACACAGCCAGCAGTAACCGGCGAACAACCAGCAGGCGATAAGGCGTAAACCATGACGAGTCCCGCACAGCGTCACATGATGCGGGTCTCGGCCATGGAGGCTGCGCAGCGGGTAGATGACCCGCTGCGCCATGCCAACGCCTACGAGCAAATGCTCGTTAAGCTGGCCGCAGACCGCGCAAAGTTAAAACAAATCTACTCCGTCGAGAGGAAAGCCGAGCATAAGCGGGCCATGTTGCCTGCCTATGCGCCCTGGGTGGCTGGCGTGCTGGCCGAAGGGCGTGGCGCACAAGATGACATCCTGATGACCGTCATGCAGTGGCGGCTCGACGCCGACGATATCCCCGGCGCGCTGGTGATTGCGCCCTATGCGCTGCAACACCGGCTTGCTACCCCTAACAACAAGCGCCCGGCACCCTATTTGCTGGTTGAAGATGTTGCGTTGTCCGCTGAGCGCTGCCGCAAGGCGGGGACTCCGGTGGCCATCAGCGACTTGCTGGCCACGCTGGAGTTGGTCGGCGATGCCGATATGCCCGAAGAGGTGCGTGCCAAGCTGCACAAGGTCATTGGCCTGATGCTCAGTGAGGCGGGTGATTTTTCGCAGGCATTGGAGCACCTCAACATCGCCATGCGAAAGGACAAGGCCGCCGGGGTGAAAAAAGAGATCCAACGGTGCGAGAGTGCGCTCAAGCCCAAACCGACTCCTGCCGCCAAAAGAACAACTGCGCGCCCGCGCAAGACTGCCGCCACCCCGGCAAAACGTGGGCGCCCACCGAAGGCGAAAAAAGTCGCCGGTTAACAGAATGCGCCCCGCGCTGGGCGGCACGATGGCCGCGACTGCCTTAGGGCTTATCAACGCCATCGTCCACCGCCCCCTATTTTGAGGTCGTCATGACAACAGTGATTATGCATAACCCCGTTGCGACGTTTGATGTGCCGACGGCCATTATCCCGCCCCCGGATGTGTCGGAGGCGGTGATTAAAAACACCTTCTTTTTCCCCGACGTAGACCCGAAGCGCGTGCGTGAGTTGATGCGCTTGGAGCATACCGTAACGCCGCAGCGCCTGCGCCGCGCGATCCAAAGTGGTATCGCGGAGACCAATGCCGAGTTGTATCTGTACCGAGAGCAGCAGATGGCCGCCGGGTTTACGTGCCTGACGGACGTGCCCGCCGAGCATATCGACGGGGAGAGCGAGAAGTGTTTTCACTACTTGAGTGCGGTCTGCGCCATGGCCACCGCTGTCCTGTACGAGCGTTATCGTACTGTCGATGCCAGTGCCAAGGGCGATAAAAAGGCCGATGACGTTGAGGCGTCGATTGACGAGCATTGGCGGGATATGCGCTGGGCGGTGGCTCGGTTACAGGGTAAGCCGCGCTGCATTGTCGGGCAGCTCTGATGGAGATCATTGCACAGCAGGGGGACACTCTTGACGCGCTGTGCCACCGGCACTATGGCCGCACCGAGGGCGTGGTCGAGGCGGTGTTGTTGGCCAATCCGGGGTTGGCTGAGGTGGGTGTCATTCTGCCCCACGGCACGGCCGTCACGTTGCCGGTGATGGCCACCGCCCCGGCAACCGAAACCGTTCAGCTATGGGATTAAGCATGGAGAAAATCACCTCGTTCTTTGCCTATGCCGTGGCCGTGATGTTGGCCTGGGTGGGTAAGTATTCCGCGCAGGATATCGCGCTGATTGTCGGTGCCACGGTGGGGGTGGGCACCTTTGCCATCAACTGGTATTACCGCCGGAAAAGCTATCTGTTGCTCAAGCGTGCCGGTGTTCAAAAGGAGGTTATCGATGCCCTCAATCGTTAAGCGTTGCAGCGTGGCGGCGGTGCTGTTGCTGGCCGTGCTGCTGCCCGACTTTAGCCAGTTGCGTACCTCTCTGGCCGGGCTCGAGTTGATTGCCAACCTGGAAGGGTGCCGCCTGAGTCCGTACCAGTGCAGCGCTGGCGTATGGACGAGCGGTATTGGCCACACCGCCGGGGTTAAGCCGGGGCAGGCCATCAGTGAGCGCGATGCCGCTGTCAATCTGGTGGCGGATGTTATGCAGGTTGAGCGCAGGCTGGCGCAATGTATGCCGGTGGCCATGCCGCAGCCGGTTTACGACGCGGTGGTCAGCTTTGCCTTTAACGTCGGCACCGGGGCGGCGTGCAAGTCCACGCTGGCGCATTTCATCAATCAGCAGCAATGGCCGCAGGCGTGCAATCAGCTCCCGCGTTGGGTGTATGTCAATGGCGTTAAGTCTGCCGGGCTGGCCAACCGGCGCGCCAGTGAGCGCACGCTGTGCATGACGGGGGCGCAATGAAAACATTGATTATTTTGCTGGTGCTGGCCGTCGTGGCGACGTGGTGGATAGGGCGGGAAAACCGCGAGCTGACGCGCTCGCTGTCCGACGCAACCGAGACCGTCGGCAAGCAGAAAAAAGCACTGCAAGCCTCGCAGCGCTCGCTCACGGAACTGAGAGACCGCGCCCGCAGCGACGAGCGTGCGCACGTGCTTTTACGTGAGCAGCGTGACACCGCCGAGGCATTGGCCAACCGTCGCAATCAAACCATCACGAGGCTCCTCAATGAAAATGAAGCTCTGCGCCGCTGGTATGTTTTTCCTCTGCCTGATGACGTTATCAGGCTGCACCGACGTCCCGCCTTTACCAACCCCGACGATTATCTACGCTGGCTGTCCGAGAATCAGCAGTTGCCCGATACCGGAAAGCGCGCCGACCACTAACGGGGCGCTGAGTGAAGATGTTCGCCAACTTGAGCGCGCCCTGGTGAGCTGCGCGCAGCAGGTAGAAACCGTGAAGCAGTGTCAGGAGAAATTAGATGTTGAAGCCGAAAAGCCTGCGCAAAGCGCTGAATGACGCGCTGCCGGTGCTGAAAGCCAACCCGGAAATGCTGCGCATCTTTATCGACGGCGGGGCGATTGGGGCCACGTTGGCGACCTCGCTATCCTTCGAAAATCGCTACACGCTCAATGTGGTGGTAACGGATTTTACTGGCGACTTGGATTTGCTGTTGGTGCCTATAGGGGCATGGCTACGGGAAAATCAGCCCGACATCATGACCACTGACGAGGGCAAAAAGCAGGGATTTACCTACATCGCCGACATCAACAATAACGAAAGCCTGGACGTGAGTATCAGCCTTCGCCTGACCGAACGCACGATTGTCAAAGAGGTTGACCGGGCGCTGCATGTTTCGCACGCTCCGGAGCCGCCACCACCGGTGCTGGTTGTGCGACCAATGCAGCTCTACATCCACGGCGAGCTAGTGAGCGAATGGGATGAGTGAGCTTAAACCCTTTGATGACAAGCTGGCGGCGCTGATTGCCAGTCTGTCACCAGCCAGCCGCCGCAAGATGGCCGCCGAGATTGCCAAGCAGCTCCGCGCCAGTCAGCAGCAGCGCATCAAGCGCCAGCGGGCACCCAGCGGAATCCCGTACGCCAGTCGCCGCCAGCCGGTGCGGGGTAAAAAAGGCCGGGTTAAGCGGGCCATGTTCGCCAAGCTGCGCACCAATCGCTACATGAAAGCCAAGGGCAGTAATGACGACGCGGTGGTTGAGTTTGTCGGGCGCGTGCAGCGCATGGCGCGCGTGCATCAGGACGGCTTGAAAGACCGCCCAACGCGTTATAGCAAAGAAGTGCGCTATGACGTGCGCGAGTTGCTAGGATTCAGTGAGGCTGACCGGCAAATCGTTGAGGATGTGGTGATTTCTCATTTTGCGGATAACTGATAGTTGTTGTTTGGCAGGCCATCCTACGCCCGTTGATTGCCGCCGGAACCCTCCGGCGGCATCCTTTCCCTATGAAAACACTAGAATCCCTCTCAGAACTCGCGCGCGCAGTGCGCAATCTTATCCGCATTGGCGTCGTTGTTGACGTCGATATCGATGAGGGGCGCTGCCGCATCCAGACCGGCGGCAATACTACCGACTGGTTGAACTGGCTCACCTGCCGCGCCGGGCGCTCACGCACCTGGTGGGCGCCGTCCATTGGTGAGCAGGTGCTTGTGCTGGCCCTCGGTGGCGAGCTGGATACCGCCTTTGTGCTGCCGGGCATTTATTCCGATGATTTCCCGCCACCGTCAGTCTCTGCCGATGCATTCCATATCAACTTTCCTGATGGCGCGGTCATTGAGTACGAGCCGGAAACCGGCGCGATGACCGTCACTGGCATCAAAACGGCGGACGTGACCGCCTCCGAGTCGCTCACCGTCACGGTGCCGGTGGTGACGGTTAACGCCAGCGAGAAAATCACCCTAAACACACCGGAGGTGGTCTGCACCAACAAGCTGACCACCGGTACGTTGGAAGTGCAGAAGGGCGGCGAGATGAAAGGGGATATCAGCCATTCCGGCGGCACCTTCAAATCTAATAACGTGCAGATAGATAACCACGGTCACGGTGGTGTACAGCGCGGCGGTGGCTGGACGGAGGGTACAAAATGACGGCGCGCTACAGCGGCATGAGCCGCGACACTGGCACCGAATTAACCGACCTTGACCATATTCGCCAAAGCGTGCGTGACATTCTTATCACACCGATTGGATCGCGAGTGATGCGCCGTGAATATGGCTCCCTGCTGTCAGCCCTGATTGACCAGCCGCAAAACGCGGCGGTCAAACTGCAAGTGATGGCAGCTTGTTATGTAGCCATTCTCAAATGGGAGCCGCGCATCAGCCTGACGGCCATCACGTTCGAGAGTCATTTCAATGGCCAAATGGTCGTTGATATCACCGGCGAGCGCCGCGACGCCAGCGGCACATTTTCCTTAACCGTCCCCCTGAGCTGATAACTATGCCAACGATTGATTTAAGCCAGCTTCCCGCGCCGGATGTGGTGGAAGCGTTGGAGTATGAAAGCCTGCTAGCCGAGCGCAAAGCAATGTTGATCTCCCTGTATCCGGCAGACCAGCAGGAGGCTATCGCACGCACCCTAGGGCTGGAGTCCGAGCCTATCGTCAAGCTACTGCAGGAAAACGCCTATCGCGAGCTGATGCTACGCCAGCGGGTGAATGAGGCGGCACGTGCGGTGATGGTGGCCTTTGCCACTGGCAGCGACCTCGACCAGCTTGGCGCGAATGTTGACACCCCTCGATTGGTGATTACACCTGCTGATGACTCCACACTCCCCCCGACACCGGCTGTCATGGAATCCGATAGCGAGTATCGGGTGCGTATCCCGCAGGCATTTGAAGGTATTAGTGTTGCGGGGCCATCCGGTGCCTATGAGTACCATGGCCGCGCTGCCGATGGTCGGGTGGCTGACGTGAAAGCAATCAGCCCGAGTCCGGCCTGCGTGACCATTTCGGTGTTGTCGCGTGAGGGTAACGGCACGGCCAGTGCTGACTTGCTGGCCGTGGTCACTCGCACCTTGAATGACGAGAACGTGCGCCCGGTGGGTGACCGTGTGACCGTGCAATCCGCGAGCATTGTCAAATACACCATTGAGGCGGTGCTCTATCTCTACCCAGGCCCGGAGGCGGCCCCCATACAGGCCGCAGCCGAGGCCAAGCTCAAGCGCTACATCACCGCGCAGCACCGGCTAGGACGTGACATTCGCCTGTCAGCCATCTATGCCGCGCTGCACGCGGAGGGTGTGCAGCGTGTGGAGTTGAAAAAGCCGCTGGCCGATATCGTGCTGAATAATACCCAGGCGTCGTTTTGCGAGCAGTACCGCATCACTGTCGGGGGTTCTGATGAGTAACCGTCTGTTACCCGTCGGTTCCTCGCCGCTGGAAGTGGCCGCCGAGCGTGCCTGCGCCGAGTTGGTTCGCGTGCCGGTGCCGTTGCGTGACTTGTGGAACCCGGCAACCTGTCCGCTTAATTTGCTGCCCTATCTGGCTTGGGCATTCTCGGTTGACCGATGGGATGAGAACTGGCCGGAGGCCGTCAAGCGTAACGTGGTGACCTCGGCGTTTTACCTGCACAGCCACAAAGGCACTATCGGGGCTGTTCGCCGGGTTGTGGAGCCGCTCGGCTATCTCATCAAAGTACATGAGTGGTGGCAAACCAACGACCCGCCCGGCACCTTTCGGCTAGATATCGGCGTACTGGAAACCGGCATCACCGAGGAAATGTATCAGGAGATGGAGCGGATGATTGCCGATGCCAAGCCGGTCAGTCGCCACCTTATCGGCCTCAATATCGTGCAGGACGTTTACGGCCCTGTTTACACCGGCGTCGGCATTTACGATGGCGACACAATTACTGTTTACCCCGGATAACAAGCGAGAAATTATGAGCAAATACAAAGCTATTCTGACCACCGCCGGGGCGGCAAAGATTGCTGCCGCCAGCGCAGGCGGCAAGCCGTTGAAGATTGACCGTCTGGCCGTCGGGGACGGTAACGGTAAGTTACCCACGCCTAGCCCGGCACAAACCAAGCTGATTAATGAGCGCTACCGTGCGGCACTTAACTCGCTGACCGTTGATAAGGCCGCGCCAGACCGGCTGATTGCCGAGTTAATTATTCCGGCCAGCGTGGGCGGCTTCTGGCTGCGTGAAATGGGCCTGTATGACGCAGAAGGCGTGCTGATTGCGGTCAGCAACATGGCCGAATCCTACAAGCCAAAGCTGGAAGAGGGCAGCGGGCGCACGCAGACCCTGCGTATGGTGCTGATTGTCAGCCACACCGAGGCTATCACGCTGATTGTTAGCGGTGATATGGTGACGGCCACGCGCGACTTTGTGACGGCGGCGATTGATGACCATGCCAAGTCCCGCAACCATCCTGACGCCACCACGGCAGCCAAGGGTTTTGTGCAACTGAGCAGCGTCACCAACAGCGCCAGCGAGACCCTGGCGGCCACGCCGAAAGCGGTCAAGGCGGTAAATGATGCGGCGGTGAAGCTGACGCAAAATCTGGCTGATTTGCCGGATAAGGCCAAAGCACGCGCCAACCTGGGGCTCAAGTCTGCCGCTTTGTGTGAAACGGGCGAAGCTGCCGGGCAGGTGTTAACCGCCAACAAGGCGTTTGGCTTGGGCTTAATGCAGCCTGAGCGCAGACATAAACTTGCTGACCTTGGCGGGGCTAATGGCTTCACCGGGTTTACATGGTCAGCCGTTAGCGACCCGGATACACCGTCAATCGCGGCATCAGCGGGGATTATTAACCATGCCTGGCGGCCATCGGCTACCGCTGCACCATATGTGCTGCAATTGGCTTGGCGGCAAGGTCGCGCCGCTTTCCGTACCAAAGATTCCAACATGGATTTCCTGGGCTGGAGTGAGTTACTGCATACTGGAAATGGTTATACAGCGACGCAAAGTGATGGCAAATATGCGCTGCGTTCCATCAAGGTGAATGGCAAGCCGCTGAGTGCTGATGTCAATCTGCTGGCCGCGGATGTGAACGCCTGGAACAAGACAGAGGCAGATGGCCGTTACCTGATGTTATCGGGAGGGACGGTAAAAAAGCTGACAGTCAAAACCGGCTCCACCGGCACGGAAAACATCGCGATGCTGATTGATGGTGTAGAGCATACGCCCTTTGTGTTGAAGCGTAGCACTGCCACCGCCAATTTATCCATTGGCTTTCAGCTCGGCGGCGGTGCGCCGCTGTATCGACTGGGCATTAATGACAAAAATAATCTCTGTTGGGGCACCGAAGCAAATCAGGCTGCCAATGCCACAATTTATCACACTAAAAATAAACCCACTGCGGCGGATGTAGGGGCGCTGACTGACGCCCAGGCGTTACAAAAGTATGCTTTGCGCTCTATCAAGGTGAACGGCAAGCCCTTATCAGCTGATGTGAATTTAGTGGCGGCAGACATTAACGCCTGGAATAAGACCGAGTCGGACTCACGCTATTTGATGAAGAGTGGCGGCCAGTTAACGGGTACAGTAAAAACCAGCGCAGAAATCCAGTCTACTAAAGCAGATAACTACCGACAGGTTTACGGTGATTATGGGACATTCTGGCGTAATGACGGTAACAGTCTGTATTTGCTGATGACCAAGGCCAAAGACCAGTATGGGACATTTAACGCCCTACGCCCGTTTTCTGTGGATGTGAAGGCAGGACATGTTTCGTTTGGCCATAACGTAGCCGTAAATGGTTTGCTCCGAGCTAATAAAAATATCTCTGTCGGTGAGGATTTGTTTGTTGACCGCAATGCCACCGTGTCTGGCACTTTGACCGTAGGGAAAAGCACCCACAGCAGTGATGGCAATATTTTGGGTAGCCGCTGGGGTAATAAATGGTTATGGGATGCAGTGATTGAGCAGGTTAATGGTCGAGTTGACTGGAACTCATTTAACAATCGCACTCATGTGGCCGGTGATCGCAATGCGTGGTGGTACAAGGACGAATTGACGGGGTTCATTATCCAGGGCGGCGTGGTCAATCGTGTTGATTACGTTAACTGGGTTGGTTTTCCCCGAGGTTATGCACGGGAGTGCTTCGGTGTGCAACTGACACTTACCAGTTCAAACGGAACTTGGTTCGGTGATAGTCGGGTCAATATTCAGCCGCGAGATCTGAGTAACAACGGGTTTAACGCAATGATGGATGGTCAAGAGCAGGTGGCGTTCTGGCAGTCGGTGGGGGTTTAAGGATGAGTTACGGATATAGCGCAACGACGAATACGTTTTATGTGATTGAGGAAAAGGATGATTTTCAGGCTAACGGAACGTGGCCAGATGATGTAACGCCGATCACCAATGAAGAATGGAACACCTACCGCGTACAGGGGCAAAGGGGGAAAGTCCGTGGGGCGGATGCGCAGGGGCGACCGTGTTGGATTGATGCCCCCCAGTTAACACCCGTGCAGCAAGTTGAGATTGCGTCCTGGGAAAAGGCCGCGCGGTTGGAGATGGCCGGTAAGGCGATTGCCCCTCTTCAGGATGCGGATGATTTAGGGGTGGCGACGGTAGAGGAAAGGGCGCTTTTACTGGCCTGGAAGCGTTACCGAGTGCTTATTAACAGAGTGGATCCTGAAAGCGCGCCAGATATTGACTGGCCAACCATCCCGGATGCCTGATAGAAAAACAGCCCGCAAATTTTGCGGGCTGTTCTCTTTGGCGCGGTCTTTCCCTGATGTTGCCGCGTTGAGGTCAACCCTAACCCGTTAGCCCAAAACCCGTCCAATCGATTCGGTAGATCAATACAGTCATATTGATCGGCGAAAACGATCGTCATGAAGTAATCCCCCATCCTAATCCCTCCGCGCCGTTGTTTGGTGGACCTTCCAACGCTGTTGACGTGCGCGCGACCCCGCGTGGCGGCAAGCTGTCCACACCAAACAACCACGGAGTAAACTCAATGAGTGACTACCATCACGGCGTGCGAGTCATTGAAGTCAACGACGGCACCCGCGTGATTTCAACTGTTTCCACCGCCATTGTTGGCATGGTGTGTACCGCCAGCGATGCTGATGCGGCTATGTTCCCGCTCAATGTCCCGGTATTGATTACCGATGTGCAAGCGGCGGTAGGCAAGGCCGGTAAAAAAGGCACGCTGGCTGCTGCGTTGCAGGCCATTGCTGACCAGTGCAAGCCGGTCACGGTGGTGGTGCGCGTGGCCGAAGGTAAAGACGTTGCCGAGACCACGTCCAATATTATCGGCGGCGCAAATGCTACCGGCCAATATACCGGCATCAAGGCGCTACTGACGGCGCAGGCGGTCACCGGCGTTAAGCCGCGCATCCTTGGGGTGCCAGGATTAGACACAAAAGAGGTGGCCGCCGCACTGGCCACGGTCTGCCAGTCTTTGCGCGCTTTTGGCTACATCAGTGCCTGGGGCTGCAAAACTATCTCTGACGCCCTCAAATACCGCGACAACTTTGGCCAGCGTGAGCTGATGCTGATTTGGCCGGATTTCCTTGCCTGGGATACCACAACCAACGCCAGCAACACCGCCTACGCCACGGCGCGCGCCCTGGGCCTGCGGGCCAAAATCGACCAGGAACAGGGCTGGCATAAAACCCTGTCCAACGTCGGCGTTAACGGCGTGACCGGCATTAGCGCCTCGGTGTTCTGGGATTTGCAGGCACCCGGTACCGATGCCGACCTGCTCAACAAGGCAGGGGTTACCACCATCATCCGCAAAGATGGTTTCCGTTTCTGGGGCAACCGTACCTGTTCTGATGATCCGCTTTTCCTGTTTGAAAACTACACCCGCACCGCGCAAGTGCTGGCCGATACCATGGCCGAAGCGCATATGTGGGCGGTGGATAAACCAGTCACGGCCACGCTTATCCGCGACATCATTGACGGCATCAAGGCCAAATTCCGCGAGCTGAAAAGCAATGGCTACATCATCGACGCGGATTGTTGGTATGACGAAAGCTCAAACGATAAGGAGTCTTTGAAAGGCGGAAAGCTGTTTATTGATTACGACTATACGCCGGTGCCGCCGCTGGAAGATTTAACCCTGCGCCAGCGTATTACCGATAAATATCTGGCCAATCTGGCCGCCGCCGTCAACAGCTAAGAGGACGTTTAATAATGGCACTCCCGCGCAAACTGAAATACCTCAACCTGTTTAACGACGGCCTGAGCTACATGGGTATTGTCAGCTCGGTGACCTTGCCGAAACTGACCCGCAAGCTGGAGAACTATCGCGGCGGCGGCATGAACGGCAGCGCACCGGTGGATTTTGGCTTGGACGATGAGGCGCTTAACGTTGAGTGGAGTATCGGTGGTTTGCCTGATGACGCCCTGTGGGGGCAGTACGCTGCCGCCAGTGCGGCCACCGTGCCGCTGCGCTTTTGCGGTTCTTACCAGCGTGATGACACCGGTGACGTGGTGGCCGTCGAGATTGTGCTGCGTGGTCGCCACAAAGAAATGGATTTTGGCGAGCAGAAACAGGGTGAGGATACCGAGACCAAAATCACCACCCAATGCACCTATTACAAGCTGACCATTGACGGTAAGGAGCGCATCGAAATCGACACCATCAACATGATTGAGCGCGTGAACGGCGTCGATATGTTGGAGCGCCACCGGCGCAATATCGGCTTGGCGTAATTAACTTGCGGTCAGCGTGGCTGGCCGCTTTTCCCCCTTATTCACATTCAATGAGAGAACCCCCATGAGCAAAACAAACAAAGCAGCAGAAAACCCGAACGTGGTCACCCTGGATACACCGGTAAAGCGGGGCGATACCGAGATTGCGTCTGTGACGTTGATTAAGCCAAACGCGGGCACCCTGCGCGGTGTGAGTCTGGCGGCGGTGGCCGGGTCGGATGTTGATGCGCTTATCAAAGTCTTGCCGCGTATGACTTACCCGTCACTGACAGAAAGCGAGGTCGCTTTGCTGGAGTGGACTGACCTTGTGGCGCTGGCGGGTCAGGTCGTTGGTTTTTTGTCGCCGAATGCGGAACGCTAACGTTTCCCACCGGGATGTCGGTTGATGACCTGATGGCGGATATCGCGGTGATTTTCCACTGGCCGCCGTCAGAGCTTTACTCGATGAGCCTGATGGAGGTTATCAACTGGCGCGATAAAGCGCTCCAACGAAGCGGACACGCGAATGAGTAACAACGTTAGATTGCAGGTGCTACTCAAAGCCGTTGACCAAGCCAGTCGCCCATTCAAGCACATCCAGACAGCGAGCAGGTCGCTGTCTGCGAACATCCGCACGACGCAGCAAGACCTCAAGAAACTGAATGCCCAAGCGCGGCGCGTTGAGGTTTTTCGCGAGTCGAGTGCGCAGCTTGCGGTCACTGGCCGGGCACTGCAAAAAGCCAAGCAAAACGCCGCCGCGTTGGCGGTGGCAATGAGAAGTACGGTCAACCCCACCAATGCACAGGTAAAGGCGCTGGAGGCCGCCAAGCGCGCAGCCTCCGAGTTGCAGCTCAAGCATAACGGGCTGCGCCAGTCGGTACACCGCCAGCGCCAGGAGCTGACGCAAGCGGGGATTAATACTCGCACGCTGGCCAGCGACGAGCGCAGGCTCAGAACGTCCATCACCGACACCACCAACCAGCTCAACCGGCAGCGAGAGGCATTGGCGCGCGTCAGTCAACAGCAGGCCCGGCTAAGCAACGTCCAGCGGCGTTATCAGGCCGGTAAGCAACTGGCGGGCAATGTGGCAGGCATGGGGGCGGCTGGGGTCGGGATTGCGACGACGGGGCTGTATGCGGCAGGTCGATTTATTGCGCCCGGCGTGGGTTTTGATAAGCAGATGTCAGCCACGCAATCCATTCTTGGCGTGGATAAAAGTGACGAGAAACTGGTCAAAATCCGCCAACAGGCGCGTGATATTGGCGGGTCGACAGCATTCTCGCCAATGGACGTTGCGCGCACACAGACCACGTTGGCTAAATCAGGTTATGACGCCGATGCGGTGCTGGCCGCTACCGGTTCAACGGTGAATCTCAGTCTGGCCGCCGATGTGGATATCGCGCAGGCGGCTGACATTATCACCAACATGCAATCAGCGTTTAACCTGCCGATGTCGGAGATTGAGCGCGTTGCAGATGTGATGACCAAGGGGTTCACGTCGTCAAACACCAACCTCGTCGAGCTGGGTGAGGCGATGAAGTACGCCGCGCCAATTGCCGAGGCCGCCGGGGCCAGCATTGAAGATACCACCGCCATGCTGGGTATTTTGGCGGATAACGGCATCAAAGCCTCCATGGCAGGGACGGGCACTAGCGCCATCTTTAGTCGCTTACAGGCCCCGCGAGGGCAATCACCGGCGGCCCTGGGTGAGTTGGGTGTCAAAACGCGGGACAGCAAAGGCAATATGCTGCCCGTTGAAAAAATCCTTAAATCTATCCATGCCTCCTTCAAGAAAAATAACCTTGGTACAGCGCAGCAGGCGGAATACCTGAAAGTTATCTTTGGTGAGGAGGCCATGAAGGGTGCCGTTAAGCTCGTGGCCGCCGCCGGTAACGGGAAGTTAGCCGAGAAGCGTGCAGCAATCCAGGAGTCGAAAGGGACAACTGACAGGGTGGCGAAAGTCCAGACCGACAACCTTGACGGGGATTTAAAAAACCTTCAGTCGGCCTGGGAGGATGTACAGATTGAGGTGTTTGAAAAGCAGGACTCGGCACTGAGGCAACTGACACGCTCGGCGACTGAGTGGCTAACTACCGTTGGCAAATGGACAAAGGCAAACCCGGAACTGACGAAAAAAATCTTCACGTTCACCACTGCTATCCTGGGCCTTATTGGCGTGCTGGGTGGGATTGGGCTGGTTGCATGGCCGGTGATTGCTGGGATTAACGGTATCGTTGCGGCGGCTGGGCTGATGGGCACAATCCTCAGCGCCGCCGGTGGGGCCATTATGGCTGTGTTGGGGGCGCTGACGTGGCCGATTGTGGCCATAGGGGCTGCGTTTGTCGCCGGTGCGTTGCTTATCCGCAAGTATTGGGAACCCATCAGCGCCTTTTTCAGTGGGGTGGTTATCGGCATTTCCGAGGCGTTCGCCCCGATTGCGGCGCTGTTTACTCCGCTTAAGCCGATGTTTGACGCCCTCGGCGGCTGGCTCAAGCAGGCGTGGCAGTGGTTCACTGACCTGTTGAAACCTGTGAAGTCCAGCCAGGAGAGTCTCGACAGTTGCAAGAATGCTGGTATCGAGTTTGGGCGCAAGCTGGCAGACGCGCTGATGCTGCCACTTAAGGCGTTCAACAAGCTGCGACAGGGGATTAAGTGGGTGCTGGAAAAACTGGGTGTCATCAACAGTGAGTCCAGTGACATCGACAAGAAAGCGCAGAAAGCCAATGATTACGCCGCCGGGGCTAACAGGGGCGGTTATTACCCTGTGGGTGGTGCGATGCCAGGGACGTATGTGCCGGTCAGCGCCGGGGGCGGAAAATCCTACACGGACAACAGCGTCAATAACTTCCACGTGGCCAGCAGCCATCCGGGCGGCATGACCGAAGCGCAAACCAAGCGGATGTTGTTGCAAGTGGTTGAGGAGCGCGAGCGCAAGGCCCGCGCGGCGCAGCGTTCAACATTGGCCAGCGACTAAAGAGGGGATGTCACCATGATGTTAATCCTGGGGTTGTTTGTTTTTCGTCTACAAACGCTGCCCTATCAGACCATGCAACGCAACGTAGATTATCGCTGGCCATCCAATAGCCGGATTGGCTTGCGCCCTGCGTTGCAGTTTCTCGGCGTTGGTGAGGAAAAAATCACGTTATCCGGGGTGCTGATGCCGGAAATCACCGGCGGCAAGGTCTCGCTACAGCTCCTTGATGCGATGGCCGCCGAGGGGAGGGCGTGGCCACTGCTGGAAGGCACCGGCACCATCTACGGTATGTTTGTGGTCAACAGTGTCAGCGAGACCCGCAGCGAGTTCTTTTCCGACGGTAGTGCGCGGCGTATTGAGTTCTCGCTCACGCTGACCCGTGTGGATGAGTCCTTGTCGGCGCTTTATGGGGATTTGCGGGCGCAGGCTGAGGACATGCTCGGTCAGGCTAAGGGGCTGGCAGATAAGGCGGGCGCGGCAATCGGAGGGTTGTTGTCATGATGCCCGGTTTAACGCTGGATGCCGGAGCAAAAGTAGCACCGGCCTTTATGCTCACCCTACAAGGCAAAGACATTACGCAGAACATCAGCCCGCGCTTGCTGTCACTTTCGCTGGTTGATAATCGCGGCTTTGAGGCCGACCAGTTGGATATTGAGCTGGATGACGCGGACGGGCAAGTCATGATGCCGGTGCGTGGTGCGGTGCTTTCGCTATTGCTGGGCTGGCAGGGGCAGCCGTTGGTCAACAAGGGCACTTTCACGGTGGATGAGGTGGAACACCGAGGCGCGCCCGACACGTTGACCATTCGTGCCCGTAGCGCGGATTTTCGTGGCACGCTCAATTCACGCCGTGAGGAGTCTTATCACGACACCACCCTCGGTGCGGTGCTGGAGAAGATTGCCGCCCGCAATAAGTTAACGGCCAGCATTGCCGAGGGGCTGGCCGGTATTGCCATCCCGCACATTGACCAAGCGCAAGAGTCTGATGCCAAATTTCTGACCCGTCTTGCCACGCGCAACGGGGCGGAGGTCTCGGTCAAGGCCGGAAAGTTGCTGTTTCTTAATGGTGGCAGCGGTGTAACCGCCAGCGGCAAACCTATCCCGCAGGTGACTATCGAGCGCCGCGACGGTGACCAACATCAGTTTGCGATTGCTGACCGGGGAGCCTATACAGGCGTCACGGCCAAATGGCTACACACCAAAGATCCGAAAGCACCGCAAAAGAAAAAGGTCAAACTCAAGCGCAAGCCCAAGGTGAAGCACCTGCGCGCACTGCAACACCCCAAAGCCACCCAACCCACGGCGAGCAAGAAGGCACCGGCAAAACCAAAGGAGGAGCGCGAAGGCGAGTATATGGCCGGTGAAGCTGACAACGTGTTTGCACTGACTACCATTTACGCCACCAAGACCCAGGCCATGTGGGCGGCCAAGGCCAAGTGGGACAAACTGCAACGCGGCGTGGCTGAGTTCTCGCTCAATCTCGCCATGGGGCGTGCGGACTTATACCCAGAAACGCCGGTTGCAGTAAAAGGCTTTAAGCGCGTCATAGACGAGCAGGCATGGATAATCACTAAGGTAACTCACTCACTGGGTGATGGCGGCTACACGACGGCGCTAGAGCTTGAGGTGAGGCTTTCTGATGTTGAATACGAAGAGGAAAAACAAAGTGATGATTGATGATTAATGTATTGTTTTATAAGTAAAATATACTAAAATGTCTTTATCGAAACTGACCGGTAGAGGTGATAAATATGTTCCATTGCAATTTATGCGGTACTGCCGCACATGCTCGTTCTAGTCGTTACCTGAGCGAGAATACCAAGGAGCGTTATCATCAGTGTCAGAACGTCAATTGCGGACATACATTTGTCACCATGGAGACCGTTGAGCGGTCAATCATGTCGCCCGGCAGGGTGAACCCGGTGCTGCCTCACCCTAATCACTATGGCCAGCAAAGTATGTTGATGTAAGCGAATCGCCCCGGAAATCCGGGGCTTTTTTCGAAGTGTGGTCAATGCGTGGACGCGCTATGAAATAAATCCTTTTATTTCAGAATGATAACTGCATATTGCTAGGCCTCGTTCGAGGCCCTTTTCTTTTGGCCGGGCGTGCTGATTTTGGCAGCATTTTCTGCTCGTAAATCACTCTGTCAGCCGATAAAACATAGACCCGAGCCGCATTTTTCATTATCCTTTGCCGTCCTTTTAGCAGGAACAAGAGTGAAATACTGCGTTAATCCACTGATTAATATTAAAAATTCGCGGAGAAGGATATCCCGTTGAGCGCAATCGTTGTCGCTGAAGAGTAAGGTAAGCTTTCTTATGAGTACGATTTCTCCCGATTCAGGCACGCTGGCAACCGCCCAGGCTGCCAAATGGAATAAAACCGATACCGTGTGGATGTTTGGGCTCTATGCCACCGCTGTCGGCGCAGGAACCCTGTTCCTGCCGATCAATGCAGGTCTGAATGGCCCGCTGGTCCTGTTGTTGATGGCGTTGTTCGCTTTCCCGCTGACTTATTTACCGCACCGCGCATTGAGCCGCTTTGTGCTGTCCGGTTCCAGCCGTGACGGCAATATCCATGATGTGGTGGTGGAGCACTTTGGCGTGCTGGCCGGCAAAATCATCATGGTGCTGTACCTGATGGCGTTCTTCCCGATCGTGCTGGTGTACAGCATCTCGATCACCAATGCGCTGGACAGCTTCCTGATCCATCAGTTTCACCTGGCGCCGCTACCGCGTGTCTGGCTGAGCCTGGCGGTGGTGGTGGTTCTGAACCTGGTGTTGCTGCGCGGCAAAGACGCTATCGTTTCGGCGATGGGCATGTTGGTGTTCCCGCTGCTGGTGTTTTTGATGGGTATCTCGCTGTATCTGGTACCCACCTGGCAAACGGCAAACTTTGTCAGCGGCCTGGCCAACACCCAGTTCAGCAGCCCGGACCTGTGGCATTCACTGTGGCTGGCGGTGCCGGTGATGGTGTTTTCTTTCAGCCATGCGCCGATTATTTCGTCCTTCGCCTCCACGCAAAAGAGCCTGTACGGTGAGAAGGCCGAACGCCGCTGCGCGCGTATCATGCGCTACAGCTATGTGCTGATCTGCGTCACCGTCTTGTTCTTTGTCTTTAGCTGCGTACTGAGCCTGTCACATGAGGATATGCAGCAGGCGAAAGATCAAAACATCACCGTGCTGACCACGCTGGCGAACAAATTCTCCAACCCGCTGATCGCCTACCTTGGCCCAATGATGGCGATGCTGGCGATGGCCAAGTCTTATCTCGGTACTTCCCTGGGCGTGACCGAAGGGGCAACCAGCCTGATCGACGGCCTGACGCGAGCGGTTGGTAAACCCTTGAGCTCGCGAATTACGCACCGAATTTCTGCGATATCGCTGTTCCTGCTGACCTGGGCGGCGACGGTGTGGAACCCAAGTGCGCTGCACATTATCGAAACCATCAGCGGTCCGCTGATTGCAGCGATCCTGTTTATCCTGCCGATGTACGCTGTGCGTGCAGTGCCCGCGATGCGCCGCTATCGTGCGCTGAGTAACGTCTTTGTCCTGGTGATGGGCCTGATAGCGCTGTCGGCGCTGATTTACGGCCTGATTTGA